CAGTACCAGCAGATGCCAGCCCCTCGTGGCGGTTCGATCCTCAAGAACGAGTTCTGGCAGCTCTGGCGCGACCCGGTTTACCCCACCTTTGAATACATCGTAGCCTCCTTGGATACCGCGATGACTGCTAAGGACGAGAATGATGCCTCGGCGCTGACGGTCTGGGGTGTGTTCCGCGAAGACGCGATCATGACGGACGTTGGGACCAATGCTCTGTGGATGCCCCGCGACGGGCAGGCTCTCAGGGGGGTCGAAGGCAACCCCAAGGTGATGCTGTTGTGGGCATGGGAAGAGCGCCTTCAGCTCAACGAACTCATTGAAAAGGTTATCAATACCTGCGTCCCCGGCGCTAATCCCGTCCCCCATCCACGGTTCCCGGTCGATAGGCTGCTGATCGAAGGCAAGGCCAATGGCCTCTCGGTTGCCCATGAGCTGAGCCGGGTATTCCGGGGCAGCGGCAAACTGGGCATCGAAGTCATCGACCCCAAACGCTATGGGGACAAATGGGCCAGAGCCCAGTCAGTCCAGCATCTTTTTGCCGATGGTATGGTCTATGCGCCCGACAAGTCGTGGGCCGACAAGGTGATCCAGCAATGTGCCATCTTTCCCCGTGGTTCACATGATGATTTGGTCGATTCTACCACACAAGCTATCCGCTACCTGCGCGAGACCGGCTTTGCCATGAAAAGTTCAGAGTACGCCGTAGAAACCGAGGATAGTTTGATGTATCGTGGACAATCATCGTCCAAGCCTTTATATGGTGGCTACGACTAAATGGCTCAGGATAACAGCAGCTTACCTGTCAATTCACCATACCCAGAGATCATCCCGCCGCAGCTTTCTGTTGTTGGGGGAACAGATAGTGAACAGGATGAGAACGAACCAGCAATACAGATTAAGCACGACGATGGCACCGTAACCGTCAGCTTCGGAGGTGATGAGGACGAAGCAGACGATGGGCCGGAGGAGAAGGAGTTTGATGAGAACCTCGCCCTCGATATGGACTCGTCCAAGCTGGCCGAGATAGCCAGTGACCTCTTGGAAGGTATTGATCGGGATAACCAATCCCGCAAGGAATGGCTGGAAACAAGGGCCTTAGGTATCGGTTTGCTCGGGCTCAAGCTGGAGAAACCCCGCACTGACGCGCAGATGAGTACCGGTGCCGTCGAAGGCCAGTCCACCGTCAGGCACCCGCTGCTGTTGGAAGCCACGGTCTCGTTTCAGGCGACTGCGAGAGCCGAACTGCTGCCGTCGTCCGGGCCGGTCAAGGTCCGCAATGACGCGACGATCCCTCCCAAGGAATTAACCCAGACCTCAGCCGCCCAAGATCTGTCCGACAGCTTGCAGACCAAGGACGATCTTGCTCAGGCGCTTGAGAAGGACATGTATCATTACCTGACCTCGACCGCCAAAGAGTACGTCCCCGATACCGACCGGATGCTGTTCTACGTCGGCTTCGGCGGTGACGGCTTCAAGAAGGTCTACAACTGCCCGCTCAGACGAAGGCCGGTGTCGGAAAGCATCGACGCTGAAGATATCGTCGTCTCGAATTCCGCTACCGACATGCAGAACTGCCCGCGTGTCAGCCACCGCATCATGATGCGGAAGTCAACGCTCAAGCGGATGCAGATCCTTGGCGTCTACAGGGATGTAGAATTAGCTCCTCCACCGCCTCCAGTTAAAACTTCTGTGGATAAAAAGAAGGCCGAAGTGGCTGGAGCATCCGACCTGCCGCTGCGTCCGCAGGATCGCGACTACGAGATCTACGAGAGTTACTGCGAACTCGACCTCGATGAATACGCCCCGAAGGAATTCAAGGGCAAAGGACTTCCGCTTCCCTATCGCGTGACGCTTGAGAAGGCCAGCCGACAGGTTCTCGACATTCGGCGGAACTGGAAAGAGGACGATGACCAATGTCTCCCCAAGCAGTTCTTCGTCCAGTTTCCATTCATTCGAGGTCTTGGATTCTATGGCCTTGGATATATTCACCTTCTGGGCAACCTCACAAACGCACTTACTGCTGGCGTTCGTGAGATGCTGGATGCAGGCATGTTCGCCAACTTCCCCGGCTTCCTCTACGCCAAGGGCGCTGGCCGACAGCTCACCAACCAGTTCCGCGTCCCGCCCGGAGGCGGCGTAGCCATCGACATCGGCTCTCAGCAGTCGATCAAAGACGCCATCATGGCGCTGCCCTACAAGGAGCCGGGTCAGGCGATGATGGCCTTGCTCGACAAACTGGGTGAGGACGGCAGACGCTTGGCCTCGACCGGCAACGCCAATGTCGGTGAAGGCAAGCAGGATGCCCCGGTCGGGACTACGATTGCCCTGATCGAGCAGGCGTCGAAGGTCATGGATTCGGCCCACAAGCGGTTACACGCCGCACAGGCCGAGGAGTTTGCATTGCTGAAAGAACGCTTCCGGGAAGATCCAGAAGCCTTCTGGCGTCACAACAAAAAACCTACCATCCAATGGAAGAAGGATCAGTTCATACAGGCGCTTAATAGCTGTGAGCTAGTGCCGGTAGCCGATCCCAATAACCCCACATCGCTGCATCGCATCGCCAAGGCAATGGCGATCAAGGAGCTTCAGAAGGCGAGCCCAGACCTCTATGACCCGACTGCCGTTGATATGCGGATCATGCGAATTGTCGATATTGATCCACAGGGTCTTTTCCGCGCGACCCCCGCTCAGCCCCCGCCAGATCCAAGGATGGAGGCCATCAAGGCAAAGGCTCAAGGCCAGCAACAGCAGAACCAGATCCAGCTTATGGAAACCCAGATCAAGGCCAAGGAAACCGAGGCCAAGATGCTGGACGCCCAACAGGACCGCGCCTCAAAAGAGCGTCTAGCCCAGCTTCAGATCCAATTGGCCGAGATGAAGATTCACCAAGAGCAGATCATCCATCAGTACGATCAGGCCAAGTCTATGGCGGAGATCCACGCCAAGACCGCTGGTGCGGTGCAGGAGCTACATCACAATGAATTGGGTAAGGCGCAGGAGCTGCACCACGCCAACCTAGATAAGGCTCAAGAACTGCAACATTCTGCCGTTGGTCAGCAAGCCGAATCACATGGCGGTGTCGTCAAGGGCATCCATGAGATCGGTATGGACCGTGAGCGTCATAACGCCGAGATGCAACGCGCCCACGAGAAGCACACGCTCGACATGGAGCATGCCAGAGAGATGCATGCCGCCAAGCTAGAAGCTGCGAAAGCCTTGGCGAAAGTGAAGAAGGCCCCAGCCAAGAAGGCTAATCCATGATATCCTCGGCTGAAGCACACAGACTGGAATTGAGATTCTATCACATTAAGGTGCATTCAAAGCACGATGGTCAGGAGTTGTGCGATACGCTTATCAGGGTGTCTCTGTTCAGGGACGGAGAGAACACCGGCTTCGGTAGGGAAACTTTTGCATCTGGAATTGAGCACTCTGACAAGATAGAGTGGTCCATAGGAGAATAGAGCATGGCCAAGATCATGAACACCGGCAATTGGGGCCGCGAGGAAGCGAAAGAACGCTACAACCTCAAGCAATCCAGATTGCCTGACGACAACGCTGCCACCAATGTCGAGACCCCGCAGAACCCGGAAGACCAGCGTGATGTTGGCTATTCCAACAGAACCAAGGGCTGGGTGCGCGGCGCTCCTGAAGGCAAAGAACCCAACATGCACAACGAGACTGCCGAGGATTACCCGGACGGAAACTTCGACAAGCAATCCAGAACTGGAAAACGATAATGGCACATTCACATAGCCATCTACGCGAGCATCATCCCGGTCGCAAACGCGCCCATGAAATGTCAAAGCACTTCAAGCGCGGCGGCAAAGTGCATCACAAGCACAAAGAAGATGGTGGCGGTATCAATGAGGATTCCGATACTGCCGAGCGTATGAAAAAGGCAAATGCTCCATTTAACGAGCCGGTGACTGGCAAGAAATCAGGTGGGCGTCTCGACAAGTATGCTCGCGGTGGCCGCGCCAAGAAGGGTGGCCATACCAATGTGAATGTGATCGTCGCTCCCCACGGCCCTCATCCAGCCGCAGGCGCAGCGCCCGCCGCTCTCCCACCGGGTGGTCCTCCAATGCCACCTCCGGGGGGCGGCGGACCTCCTATGATGCCGCCTCCGGGTGGTCCTCCGGGTGGCGGTTTGCCTCCCGGCCTAGGCAAACCTCCGGGCATGATGAACAAGGGAGGCCGGGCCTATAAGAACGGTGGTAAGGTTGGAATGAAGGCTGGGTCGGACAGCGGAGTGGGCAGGCTGGAAAAAGTTAAGGCATATGGGAAAGCCGCTAAGAAAAAGTAAGGCCGATATAGACCCTGAGGAGCTACGCAGTATTCTGGATTATGACCCAGAAACTGGTGACTTTCGATGGCTGACGACTCATGGGAAAGTTAGGGCTGGTGATGTTGCCGGGACATTCAGGGCGGATGGGTATAGGCAGATTAATATAAACCACACCCTATATCTGTCTCACAGGCTGGCTTGGTTGTATGTTTACGATGGATGGCCACCAGAACTGATTGATCATAAAGATCACGATAAAGCTAACAACAAAATCAACAATCTTAGGTTGGCTAACTATTCTCAGAATGGAGCTAATCGGAAGGAAAGTGCCACCGGAATAAGAAAACGTCATCGTAGATATGAAGCTCGCATAAAGAAGGATGGCCAAGAAATATATCTTGGCCTGTTTGCCAGCTCCGGTGAAGCAATGAAGGCTTATGGGCTGGCGGCGGCGAAATACTTCGGAGACTTTGCTAAG